TTGGAAAGATTAAACTCTCCAAGAGTTTGCTTTCCATACTCATGCTCTAGCCAATCGGCTAGATAACGGAGAGAAGTAATGACATCCTTTATCTGCTGCGCTGCTTCTGCGTCATTAGATTTGATTGCCATCACAATCTCCCCGTCATCAGTCTCATGTACGGGCGACATAAGGCTATCAAGAAAATCTTCCGCTATATCTTTGTAAGATACAGAGACGTAACTGAAGTCATCTTCGATGCCCCTAAAGGATATGCTGATGCCATCCTTACTTGGAAGGGCCAGCGTTATATCACCCATCTACTTAGTACTCCTTCATATGTAGGTTATATGTTAAGGCTGGATCGTCCATCCAGTCTTCAAGACCATTCAGAAAATCATTGATGTCATCCAAATGGATGTCAGTAATGTAGTCTGCGTCGGCAATTCCCATTACATAGTCAGATAGGGAATTTGGAATTGACTCATAGTCTTGAAAGTCGTACTTCATGGATCACACTCCTTTCACAGAGTCGGTTGTTGAGATGTTAAGTGTATCATTATATACATTCACTTCGTGATGTATATTGATACACTAACTAAGACGGTTGACGATACCGCCATTTATAATGATAATTCATTAGCCTTTGCCAGTCAAGGCCCGTTATTTCCTACGATAAGAGGCGTCATTCATAACTTTTAGACCTAGAACAAGACTCAGACCAAGACACAGACCAATACCCAGACCTAAACTTACTCCGCTTTGTCCTCATGTTCTGCTCCAAGAGCAAGACCTAGACTCAGACCAAGACCAACATCCAGACCCAGACCAAGAGCCAGACCCAGACCAAGACCCAGAACAAGACCTAGACTCAGACCCAGACCCAGACCCAGACCTAGACCAAGGCTCAGACCAAGACACAGACCAATACCCAGACCTAAGTTTAGTCCGCTTTGTTATCATGCACTGCTCCTAGATATAGAACCAGACCAAGACCCAGACCAAGACCCGGACCCAGACCCAGAATAAGACCAAGACCAAGACCAAGACCCAGAATAAGACCAAGACCAAGACCCAGACCCAGACCAACACTCAGACCCAGACCAACACTCAGACTCAGACCCAGACCAAGACCTAGACCCAGACCCAGACCAAGACTTATTCCGCTTTGTTATCATGCACTGCTCCTAGACCTAGACCTAGACCCAGACCCAGACCAAGACCTAGACCCAGACCCAGACCAAGACCTAGACCCAGACCTAGACCCAGACCAAGACCTAGACCCAGACCCAGAATAAGACCTAGACCCAGACCCAGACCAAGACCTAGAACAAGACCCAGACCTAAACTTATTCCGTTTTGTCCTCATGGGGCATTTTCCGATACACGAGTAGGAGGGAAAGAGGAGAGACAATAGGTAGATGTAAATCTACATCTACATCAAATGCCTCTCCCCGCTGATCTTTTACGACTTCAGGACGCCGAACGACTCGATGCTCTGCGTTGCCACATACCAATCGTTGGGCAGCGACTGACAATCCTTCCACTTCTTGTCGTTGAACGGTCCAGTCTCATAGACGATGCCAGCATCCTCCAGCTTTACACAAGTGGCATTAACGCCGACCAGCTTGCCGGTGTAGATGTAGACGCCGCAGAACAGCGTAACTCGCTGACCCATCAGGGCCTCAAGACCTTCGTTCTCGACTTCTTTGACCATGACCTTCATAACTTTCTCCATTGTTAAAAGCAAGTAAACTTAGCAGCCTTTGACGGGTTAGTCAACATCCTCATCGCAGGCGTCTGCTAAAAGCCTGTGCTTGAATGTCTCAAGCATCCAGAGGATGTCTTGATCTGACATGGCGGACCATCCGGCGTAGGGTTTGCCGCCGTCCTCATATCCAAGAACAAGCACATTTTCCAAGGTAGTTTCAAGTGCCGACAGCAATACCTTTGCTGCCGACACTCGTGGATCAGGACTTTCGTGAAGAGGGACGACGTTGCTGCCGTTGTCTTTCTCCAACTCAGCAAACAGTTCTTTCAGAAAGTCTTTATCCATTACCTGTCTCCTTATGCTGCGTAAGCTACCGTCTTGAAGGCTTCGCTGTTGAACCATCCACGTACCTTTTCCTGCCGCTCAAACAGCTTGGCATTAATGGGGACAACCCGGCTACGGGACTGCCTCAGACCAAAGTTGCCTTCGGCATGGCTGGCATAGTGGGTCATGGCACTTGCTAAAGCAAACACATTCTCGCCACGAACAGCTTTCTCCTTAGAGTACTGAACGAAAAGGTTTGCAGCTAGGTCATTAGACCTACCGGATGGCTCCTTGTCACCATGCACAAGCTTATTGAATGTCCAAGCCGCAAGGTCGTCGGTCATTCCTGCCTTCGCCCACTGCTTGACCTTCTCCCCTACCTCTAGGTAGTTTGTCATGGTATTTTCCAGCACCTTGGCAAACCCGTTAGGGTTGAACATGGAGCGATGGCTTTCCGACAGGACGGTGTAGTCTCCACCAATCATACCATTAATGCAGTACCTGTCAATATTGCCAGTGTACAAACGCATTGCACCCATTCCGTCGAAGGTGTTGCGAAGAATGCTGCGATAATAGAGGCTCGTCTTGAAACCACTATTGGTTTCGATGTCAGTCTGAACGCGGGGCAGACGAACCTCTACGAATGTAGTGGCACCGCCATCCTTCAGGGTTGTGACAACCTCCATCTTCTCACGCTGTTCCCAACTGAAGACGGAATCCATCGTGTCAAACAGCACGTTTAAAACTTCTTTATTATCAATGACTTTGTATGTGCTGTTAACGATGGACAGGTACTGTTCGTACCCATCCTCATCGAAGGTGCAAAGCATCTTCTTGTTCTTGGCAAACACGGCATAGTCAGGATGCTTGTCGAAGCCATAGACAGGCATCTCAATAACTTTAAAGCAAGCTTTAGCCAACTGCTGTTCGTTGCTGCTGATTTCTGCGAGTGACATGGTACGTATCCTTCCTTACTGGCCGACGTGACGATAGAGGCTGTTTGCGTGGGAGACAATATTTTCCCAGTTCAGTTCAGGTGCCTTAACCTCCGGTTGAATAACCTCTTCTTCGACTGGCTCAACAGAGGGTTGTTTCACAACCTTGCCCTTCACAGCGCCGTACTCATTGACATGAAGGACCATCAGTCCTTTGCCTCGGCGACGCTTGCTGAAAGCATAGAAGTTACCTTCGTTGTCGAACTGGATCAGTACCTTAGCCATTGGCTAGTTCCTTTCGCATATTATGGCGACGGCATGCCGCCTTAGTGGCACAAGCTTTGCTGTTAGGTAGCTTGCGTGACCTAAACAACGGGTTTGCCAATGCCAAGGCAAACTCATTGCGTCTCTTAGGAGACAATGGTTTACGACGTTTCATGGTGGGGGCAAACTCCGTGGGTTAAGATTAAGTGTATCATTATATACATTCACTTCGTGATGTATATTGATACACTAATTATTCTTCGATGTCCTCTTCAAACTCTTCAACAACATGGTCAAATTTCATGGTGACCAAGTTCATTATGAGCTTGTTTGCGTGGAGAGGCGACGGCGCATAATCATAGCATGATTCAATAGCAGCAGCCAATGCGCCATAGCAGACTGCCAAAGGATTGCCGGATTCTTTCAGCAAGAAAGAAATTTCCGCATATATAATATCAAAAGAACAATCTGTTTCGGCCAGATTCTGTTCGTGGCTTTTCTTCTTTCCCATTTCAAACTTCTCCCCAACCAAATGGAAGGACAACGTGCCGAATAGTATTCGGGTCTTCGATGATGTCGCCAACACTTATGCTATGCATAGTGGACAGACGACGAATGTTTGCTTCCGGCCCGACATTTCCAATGGAAAATACATTTTCAAGGTCATAGCCTTCGATGTCAGCTACATGGGTGTAATAGCCAGCCTCCCACGCTGCCTTTGTCGCCTTGTCATGGCCGAACATGGTCTTCATTTTGGCTTCGCCACGGGGAGTGACACAAGGGTCACCAAATAAATTGATTTCGTAAACCTCACGGTGAGTGAGGTGGATTTGATAGACTTTGTACGTTTGCATCATTTATCCGTTCCGTTTCGCAGAAGAAAGACAAAGAAGGCGATACACACTATCCAGAATAGTGTGAATAGGATGTCATAGACTAGCATACCAATGCAGCCTAAGCTTCGATGCTACTCATCGAATTTATAAGCTTGCCTTCGATGATAGTCAACTCAATTTTCAGGTTCTTGATATAATCAAGTTTTTGCCGATCATCTAGGCTTTCAAAGGGAGGCAGGGCATACACTAGGCATTGCCTGCTTTGCCCTATAACTCCCTTTGTCACCATAAATGGTGTTGTTCCGTAGTAATTCGCAGTCATTACAGGGTCACCTCTTCGTATTCCATATCGTTGATATGGTTGGCAATCTCACGCCAATTGACGTTCTGGATAAAAGCCACAGCCCAGCCTTGGACAATGTTGTTATCAGAATTATCGCAGATAATATCCTCCACAATTTCCTGACACCGTTCCGGCGTCATGTCCCGCCAATATCCGCCATCGAATATCTCAAGATGGATACGCCATGTTTCGTAGTTGGTCCAGCCATTATACGTAGTATCGGTCATGGTTTATTCCTCCTCGCCAAAGGCGTTGTCCCACTCTTCGCCGGTGATGCCGGTTATGATAAACTCTCGCTCATCTGCGGTAAGATCGGGCATGGCATTCTGGATAAGGGTGCCACTCTCCCAACGATCCAACTGGATTTGGGTCACGGGGATGTCAAGGGTGCGGGTGATGCCAGTAAGCATGCTGGTGCGGGTGATGTTCATTGTGTGATGTCCTCTCACTTCGTGGGGAAAGTACCGACGCCAAGGATGGCGTCAGTATGGAGCCAAGAAACACTGTCGGCACTGTCGAAGACAGTAGGATAACGCTTTGCCATCCCTTCGCACCACTGGTTCCAAAGGAACTCAGAGCCGCCGATATCCTCACAAGTATCTACATACTTGGCAACCTTGACAAGGTTCGCCGTAGTGTACTTATTGTGGGCCATCTTGAAAGATGACTCAGGAATAGAATATTCCCTGAGATTGTGACAATCAAGGCAGCCAACCTTGCCTGTAAGGCACTGCATCAGGAAGCCAGCCTTTACAAGGCCAATGCAGGGAATACGCATAAACTCCAGAAGGAGTTCGCTGTCAGTCAATTCCTCGTACTTATGCTTTTCCACAATGTGGAACAGCCAATCCTTGTTAGCAAGAACATAGGCTACGCCTTCTCGCTGTTTCGGCATCAATTCGCCAAGGCCAATGTATCCATGCTTGCGAAACTTTGCCATGATAATCGGCAGACGGATCAGCCTCGTCCTAATGGACGAGATAACGAAGACTGCTACAGCAGCCGTATTCTTGGGGCTTTGCTCCGCAAACTTCTGGATCATAGCTTGGTCACGAACGAACATTTCTAACTCCGTTAGAAGGTTGATGCTTAGGCTCATCAGCAGTGGTATCACCACTGGATAGGGACTACTTGTCCCTATTTCGCCTTATGCAATGTTGTGAGCTACACGAACCCGACCCTTGCGATTGTTTTCAACAATCCAGCGAAGACCGGAACGATGGGACCGAATGGTCCGCTTGTTGATGTCGCCACCGTCGAAGACGGTAAGGCTGTGCCAAGGGATGTCAAACCGCCATCCATTCTGGATGCGATGGAAGCCGTAGCCATATTTCGGGGAACGAGCATTGACGCGGAGGGTGAGTTTTGCAGTCTTCGACATGGGGGATATCTCCTGTTGCTGTCGTGGTCAGTTTCGACCACTGTCGGTTTTAAGTGTATCATTATATACATTCACTTCGTGATGTATATTGATACACTAATCAATGAGGCTGTCAACCTCGTCGATGGCGATGGTGGTGACATAGTCACCATTCTGGGCGTGGATATCAATGTAATCGTCGGAGCCAAGGCTGACAAAAGCAACGTAGTTGCTGTAGGCTTCGATAGTCTGGATAGCTTCGCTAAGGGTCATCGTCGTCTCCTTTGGGTTAAGTAAGTGTATCATTATCTTCTCTCACTTCGTGGAGAAGATTGATACACATAAGGCTTTGGGATTGTCAAGTGGCTTAGATGCGTCGCATGGCCCGATCATGGCGACGCCGTTCCCTTGCCCTCGCTTCAAGCTTACGGTTTGTCCGGCGAAGTCTGTCAAGCCCTTCGTCTTGCCAAGGCAAGTCTACCGTTGCCGACAGAACCTGCCAAAGGCAGAGGCTGAAAAGAACCACAATGGCTATTGCCATTCCAACCAGAAACCAGTCCATCGTCGTCGTCTCCTACTAAGTGTATCATTATATTCTTTCACTTCGTGAAGAATATTGATACACTAAAAGGCTCATCGTCAAAAACCCTTTGGGTTCATCGCGCAAGGAATAATCTCATCAGTGTTGCCAAAGAGCAACACAATGAGATTTTGGGGAGTTTATTGATTAAAATCAATAACATAGGGGGTTGCTGGGTTGTCTCTTGTGTGGCTTTATAGCCACACTTTAGAGACACTGTTGCTAATTTACAAGACCTTTTAGGTCTTCTTAGCCTCCAAAGTCATGCTTTGCATGAAGGATTGTGGCATTTCTGCAACACTTTGTGTTGTTTTGCTGCAACAGTAAGAATCCTATTGGATTCTTGGGAGAACTTGTGTGTCTATAGAGACACACCCCACCCCAAAAACGCATCAGGCTCATGCATTATATATATGGGGGTGTGACATACAGACCAAAAATACTAGGATGAACTCATACGGCCTACAAAAACCGGCTTGCCTACCTATATAGCTATATGAAACTATATGTATATTATTAATTACTATTACCATTATCTTAATATTACTATAAATATTCTATATAAATATCTATATAGTCCCCCTCGCCTTCCATGCCAGCTTATCATGCTTTGCAAAACTTTGCAAGTGTGCTATTTTATAGACATGAAAAAAATATTTAGCACTTTCCTTGTCATTCTTCGGCTGCTTTTTTTGTCATTCTTCTTTTTAGGGGTGGGTTACATAGAGTATATGATGTTTATTAGGACATTTAGTTAGGATTTTAAAATGGGATTAATGGTAAAAAATAACAATGATGAAAATCCTGTAGAGATTAGTAGGTTGGAAGCTTATGCAGGCATGGCAAGTGCTATGGAAACCCTGCTAATGACAAGAGCGAGAACAGACTTTCTGACATTCGTGCGGGTATTTGCGCCTACGCTGGTATCAGACTGGAAAATGGGTAGGCATATTGAGGTTCTATCCAGAAAATTGCAGGATGTGCAGGAAGGCAAGATCAAAAGGCTAATGGTTTTCCTGCCGCCTCGCAGTTCCAAGTCTGTTATTTGCTCAAAGCTTTTCCCTGCGTGGTATATTGGCAATTCACCTAACCATGAAATCATGTCGGTATCGCACAGTGACCAGCTATCCTCTGACTTTGGTCGTAGTGTCAGAGATATTGTCAATGCTGAAGAGTTTCAGCAGATATTCAAGGGCGTATCGCTAAGGGCTGACGTTCGTGCTGCTGGTAAATGGAAGACAAACCTGAATGGTTCCTACTATGCTGCGGGTGTCAGGTCACAGATTGCTGGTCGTGGTGCACATATTGCAATTCTAGACGACGTAATGTCAGAAGAAGACTCCTTTTCAGAAAGTGGCAGGAAGTATATTAAGGATTGGTATCCTTCTGGTCTACGAACTCGTATTATGCCTAATGGTTCGATTATCATTATCAATACCAGATACCACTATGATGATCTTTGCGGTTGGCTTTTAAAGCAGGAACTGGATAGAGAGTCCAAGTACTCCATTCCTTGGGAAGTAGTTAGCATTCCTGCATGGGTAGATGAGGTAGCAGCGGACTTGCTGGGTTTGCCAGTAGGCAGTTCTTACTTTCCTGAGTGGAAACCCGACCATCTTCTAAAGATTGACGAGGAAGAGATTAGGGCAAGCAACGGATCAAAGTACTGGGAAAGCCTGTATATGCAGAATCCCTCTCCAGAAGAGGGAGGATTGATTAAGAAGGACTGGCTACAGGAATGGGAGTATAGTGAGCCTCCTGCCTGCGACTTTGTTATACAGACATATGATACGGCCTTCTCCACGAAGACTACGGCTGACTACAGTGTCATTCAAACGTGGGGCATCTTTAGAATGCCGGAGGAGTATTCTACTGGCGAGGAGGAGTATGCTGCTAACCTTGTGCTGCTGAGTAATCTCAAGGGAAGATTTGAGTATCCAGAACTGCGTAGGCTGGCTAGAGAAATGTATATGAAGTTCAGGCCGGATATCTGCATGGTAGAAAAGAAGGCAAGTGGGCAGTCGCTTATTCAGGATATGAGACGCAGTGGCATTCCTGTCATGGAGTATCTGCCTGACAGAGACAAGGTAAGCAGGGTGCATGCTGCTACACCGCTATTGGAATCAGGCAGAGTATGGCTGCCTACGAATAAGGATTGGGCAGAGGATTTATTGTCGGAAGCATTGTCATTTCCTTACGGTGCACACGACGACCAAGTGGATGCGATGACAATGGCTATCCATTATGTCAAGGATAGTTGGCGTCTTACACATCCAGATGATCCAAATTGGGATGACGATGAAAATCCACGAAAGCATAAAAGAGTTGCATATTGGCGAACTTAATACTATAATCCTAATATTGTAGTTGTGAAGAACTATATGCCTTACTATGAGGCGATAAGAAATAACAGGGGAAGTTTTTAATATGGCTGTAGAAAGAAATCCTTTTGACCGAATTGAAAGGGATAACATCATTGAGATTGGTATTGGTCCAACCAGTACTGAAATTGAAACTCCCGGCGTAAGCTACGAGTTTGAAGATGATGGCGGTGTTGTTATTGAATTTGGTGAAGGTGAAGAGGGTGGTCTTCCTGAATATGATATGAACGATCAGGAAGGTTTCTTTAGAAATCTTGTTGACGATCTGGATGAAGATACACTTCAAGACATTGCTGAGATGGTTTATGAGAACTATCAGGCTGACAAGGAAAGTCGGGCTGATTGGGAGTCCATGTTTGAAAGGGGCTTTGATCTTCTTGGCCTAAAGATTGAGGAAACCAGTGAACCATTTGACGGTGCCTGCACTGCCGTCCATCCTCTGATTATTGAATCTGCTGTTAAGTTCCAGTCAAAAGCAACGCAAGAACTTTTCCCGCCAGCCGGTCCTGTTCGTACACAGATGATTGGCAAATACACGGAGGAAAAGGAAGAGCAGGCACAGCGTGTCAAGACCTTTATGAACTACCAGTTGACAGAGCAGATTCCTGAATACTTCGATGAAACAGAAAGGATGCTGTTCAATCTTCCACTGATTGGCTCCGCATTCAAAAAGATTTATTTTGATACAGGTCTTAATAGGCCAGTTTCTGAATTTGTGCCTATTGACCAATTCTTCGTGTCGTATTACGCCACGGACCTGCGACGGGCAGACCGTTATACTCACTTAATCTACCGCAGTCCCATCGAACTTCAGCGATGCATTAACGCAGGGATGTATGCTGAAATCGACCTGCCTACGGCTGCGGCTCCCATTCAGTCTGAGATGACTGAAAAAATGAATACAATTCTAGGTCTTTCCCCCTCTTCACAACATGACCCGCAGTATGTTCTTTTGGAGCAACACTGCTATTTAGAATTGCCGGGAGAATCCGATGAGGATGACGGTCTGCCCATTCCTTACATTGTCACGATTGAAGAGCAGTCCCGCAAGGTTTTGTCAATCCGTAGGAACTACGACGAGGATGATGCTGCCAAGCAGAAGAAGATGTTCTTTACGCACTATCGTTATGTTCCCGGTTTTGGTTTCTATGGTCTGGGTCTGATCCACTTCCTTGGCAACCTGACTATGACTGCGACAGCGGCTATGCGTGCACTAGTGGATGCTGGTCAGTTTGCTAACCTACCCGGTGGCTTTAAGCAAAAGGGCGTCAAGATTGTTGGCGACAATGATCCTATTAGCCCCGGTGAATTTAAGGACGTAGAAGCAACTGGTGTTAATCTCCAGCAGGCAATTGTGCCACTGCCCTATAAGGAACCAAGTGCCACCCTATACAATATGCTGAACTTTATTTCGCAGACTGGACAGAAGTTTGCGGATACAGCAGAGCAGATGGTATCAGATGCATCCAGCTATGGCCCGGTTGGTACAACAATGGCATTGCTGGAAGCAAGCAGCAAGTTCTTCAGTGCTATTCACAAGCGTCTGCACAAGGCACAGAAGGACGAGTTCAAGATTCTTGCTCGTATTAACTACGAGTATCTACCTAATGAAGAAAACTACGATATCCCTGACGATACGATTACAATCTATCGCAAAGACTTTGATGGTCGTATTGATATTATTCCTGTCAGTGACCCTAACATTCCATCTAATGCACACAGAATGGCACTGGCCCAGCTTGCTCTTAACTTGTCACAGACAAGCCCACCCGGCATGTTTAATATGGAAGAGCTTAATAGAACTATTCTTCAAGCTGCCAACGTGCCTAACCTTGACAAGATCATGCCAAAGAAACCTGATCCTATGCCGCTTGATCCGGTGTCGGATATTCTTGCTGCTGTCAAGGGTATGCCAATTCAGGCATTTGTTGGACAGAATCACGATGCACATATTGCTACCAAGACTGCCTACATTCAAGACCCAATGAACGGCGGCAATCCTGCCATGCAGAGAATTGTTCCAGTTCTTCAGGCTAACATTCAAGAGCATATGATCCTGAAGTATCAGGAGCAGCTTGGCGGTATGATTGGTCAGGCAGAAGAACAGGCTACTATGTCTGGTCAGGAAATTGACGAAAAGACTGCTGAGATGATTATGGCGCAGGCCGCACAGCAGCTTGCACAGACTAATCAAATTCTTGCCAAGCAGGGCATGAACATTACTCCAGAGCAGCAGATGGTACAGCTTGAGGGTCAGCGTCTCAGCATTGAGCAGCAGAAGCTTCAGGCACAGCTTGCTAAGGAACAGGCACAGGCCGCACTAAAGAACCGTGAACTTGGTCTGAAGGAGATGCAGCTTGCTGTTGATGCTTACTCTAACGGTGCTTCTCAGATTCTCAAGTCGGATGAGAAAGAGAAAGACCGTAATGCCAAGAAAGCAATGAAGGCTGTAGAAATTTTTGCAGACCTTCTAAAGCAGGAAGAAGAACTAACGAATGACCGGATTCTAAAAGCAGCAGACATTGTTACAGAACTGGCTAAATCGGAAGACATTTAGTAATGACACTTTGGGATGATATCCTGAAGCACTATAACCAGCGTATTGAAGAATTAAAAAATTCTCTTGCGAATGGCTCGGCTTCTGAGTATTATGAATACAGGCAAATGGTTGGACAAATTGCCGGTATGGAATGGTGTAGAGATACACTTAAAGAAGTAGTAAATAAAAGAATCTACGAAGAAGAAGAATAAAAGGAGTAGATATGATTCAGGCAGGAATGGCACGAGCCATTAAGAATGACCAGTGGATTACTGACGATGCAGTCCCTGATATTGCAGCGGACGAGCTTCCAAAGATTCCCGGTTACTTTCTACTTATTCGTCCTGTATCCGTAAAGGAACAGACGAAGGGTGGAATTATTCTTCCAGATTCTACTAAGGACGACATGGCTTACCTAACGACTGTAGGCAAAGTGCTTGCTGTTGGTGGCCTAGCTTATAAGGATACTTCTAAGTTTACCAATGGTCCTTGGTGTGAAGTTGGAGATTATGTTTGTTATGGCAAGCATGCTGGAACGAAGTTCCTATACAAGGGGCATAAACTTATGCTTCTATTTGATGACCAAGTAATGATGGTTGTCAATGATCCAAAGGAACTTGATCCAACATATAATTTGTCAAACTAAATATTATAGTATAATATACTATTATTGTTTAGCGTTAATCGTTAGTTTCGCAACTACGTAAGGAAAAAGTAAATGTCAGAGTGGAATGAAATTAGTGTCTCGTCTGCTGCTCCAGAAAAGGAAAAAGTAGAATTTGAGATTGAGCAGGACGAAGTTTTAGAAAATGAGCCGGTGGCCGAAACAAAGCCCGACAGACCAATTGAAAAAGTTGAGGCTGAAACATATACAGAAGAAGATACTGATGGCACCAACTCCAACGAAGCTGAGATGCTTAAAGGAGTGGAAACTAAGGGTGCACAGAAAAGAATTAGGCAGCTAGTCCAGCAGCGCAAGGAACGTGAAGAGCAAATTGCAGCACTAAAAGCTGAGAAGGAAGAACTAAGAAAGAAGCTACGAGAACAGGAGAAAGACCTATCTACTTCGCTAAAGCGTAGTATTGATTCTTCTGAGGAAAAGCTTCTTAGCAAGATTGACTATGCAAAGCAAGCCTATGAACGTGCCGCAGACGAAGGCAATTCAAAAGGAATGCTTGAAGCACAGGAGGCTATGACGCAGGCTTACGCTGAACTAACTGGCGTAAAAAGTAGCCGGGAATCATGGCAGCGGTATAACGAGCAGGTAGAGGCGCAGTTTGTTGAGCAGCCACAGCCACAGCAGCAGCAGGCACAATACGATCCAAAGGCTGTAGCATGGGCTGGTAAGAATGACTGGTTTGGTAGCAACAACGTAATGACAGCAGCCGCACTTGCTATTGATTACGATCTGAAGAACGAAGGTTATAGTCCTTCAGACGACGAGTTCTACGAGGAGATTGATCGACGTATGCGCGAACAGTTTCCTCACAAGTTTCAGGCTGAAGTAGAAGAGCAGCCTGTTGCACGTAAGCCGAATGCGTCAAATTCGGCTCAAGTGGTAGCTGGTGCGTCACGCACACCAGCATCTCCCTCTTCTGGAAAGAAGGTCAAGCTTACGCAAGAAGATATCCGTCTTGCAAATAAGTGGGGGATTCCACTTGAACGATATGCCGAAGAGAAGCTCAAAGCAGAACGAGCTTCTGGTGACTACACCACTATTGGTTAATGAGCGTTGTGAAAGGATAATACTATGACACGTACTACAACATCACGTATTGACGATACACGGGAAATGCAGACTAGAGAATTTAACGACGTATTTGAAGAGCAAGACTGGCTTTCCATTCCGCCATCAGTCAAAGCTCGTTTCGATGGGGAAGGGATGGCCCTTCGTTGGATTCGCGTCAGCCTAAAAGGTAAGGACGATTACCAGAATGTCGGTAAGCGTCTGTCTGAAGGCTGGCAGTTTGTAACTGTTGAAGAAGTTCCTGAGATGGTCAACTCTTCTGTCGTGAGAGAAGAGGGACGTTATACTGGCGCAATCTGTCGTGGAGATTTGGCCTTGGCAAAGATGACCAAGGCTCGTGCCAAGTCCCGCCAAGAATTTTATGAGAACAAGAGTCGGGAAATGGTTGATGCTGTTAATGCCCAGCTAATGCGCGAAAGCAATTCAGCGATGCCAATTTCCAACTCTAGTAGAACTAGAGTGACAAGGGGTCGTGCGAGATTTGACGATTAAGTTAATCAAGCCGTCTTCTGTCGCTAGTCACAGTATTAACAAAGGAGAGAAAACATGACTGCTACTCTAGCACCAGACGGTTTTCGCCCTTCACGCATTCGTGGTGGTTCACCAAACAGCGCAGGCGCAAATGAATATCCAATCGCCTCCGCTTATGCCAGCAATATCTTCGCTGGTGATATCGTTACGAACGCAGCAGGGTATGTAAATGTTCTTGCTACAACCACAGACAAGGCAATGGGTGTCTTTATTGGTTGTCGCTATGTAGTCAATGGTCAGCCCCAGTGGTCTGATTATTGGCCTGCAAACACTTCAGCTACCGATGCTTATGCAATGGTTGTTGATAATCCAGAAGCAACTTTCGTGGCACAGGCAGACGGCGTAGTTTCAATCGGTGATATGAACTCACAGAACTTCAATATCACTCTTGGTGCCGGTTCAACTGTCACTGGTCGTTCAGGTTTTGCTATTGATGCATCTACCAGAACAACTGGTCATGCAATGGTTCGTCCAATTGCAGTTGTCAATGAACCCGGTAACGTACTTGGTTCTGGCTATCCACGTGTTGAGTGTCGGATTGTTAAGCATATTGATGCTTATATTTCCGCCGACTCTTCAGTTAACTAAGGGAGGCTAGACAATGGCTATTAACAGAGCTAGTATTTCCAAGGAGCTACTCCCCGGCCTTAACGCCATTTTCGGTCTTGAGTACGGTAACGTAGACAACGAACACGCTCCTCTCTTCGATACCGAAAATTCAGATCGGGCATTTGAAGAAGAGGTACTGTTCACTGGTTTCGGCACTGCACCTGTTAAGGGTGAAGGCGCTGCTGTCCAGTACGATCAGGCACAGGAAGGCTACACCGCTCGTTATACACATGAGACAGTAGCACTTGCTTTTGCTATTACTGAAGAAGCAATGGAAGACAATCTTTATGATACGTTCTCCAAGCTTCGTGCACGTGGTCTTGCCCGTGCAATGGCAAACACCAAGCAGGTTAAGGCAGCCGATGTTTTCAACAACGGTTTTAGCTCCAGCTATCTTGGTGGTGACGGTGTTGCTCTATTCTCAGCTTCACACCCAACTGTTTCAGGGAACCAGTCCAACATCATTGGTTCTTCTGATCTTAGCGAATCCTCACTTGAGACTGGCCTCATTGCCATTTCAAAGGTAAAGGATGATCGTGGTATTCTCATTGGTGCACAGGCAGTTTCACTGCATGTTCCAACTGATCTAGTCTTCGTTGCAGATCAGATTCTAAACAGCACCATGTCAACCACAATTGGTGTAAACCCATCAGATGCTACAGTTGGTGCCACCAATGTAAACGACATCAACAGCATCCGTAATCAGGGCATGGTTCCAAAGGGCTTCTTTGTTAACCGTCGCTTCACTGATACGAACAACTGGTTCCTCAAGACCGATGTTCCAAACGGTACAAAGATGTTCGTCCGTGCACCTCTTGCCACCAAGATGGAAGAGGACTTTGACACTGGCAACCTTCGCTTTAAGGCCCGTGAGCGTTACAGCTTCGGTTGGTCTGACTGGCGCGGTTTCTTCGGTGCCAATCCAAGCTAATCTTTAGTTTGGTATAAACAGATTGGGAGAAGGGGTAACATAATATTTATGTTTACTTCTTCTCCCTTTCTTTTATTTTTAAACATTATAGGATATAATTAGGCATGGGCTGCTCATATCTATTAATGTGCTGTGTGGAGAAAAATTAATGGCTTCCAATATTAGAGTTGCATTTGTAACGGGTAGCGGTGCACTGCTTGATACCGTAACAAGTGTAACAATCACTGATACAAGGGTCCACATGATCCAGTCTTCAGGGGTTGGCACTTTTGCTATCACTGGTGTTCAGACAGATTCAAATGGCAACGTAAATGGAAACATCATTAAATACGTTAACACTACTGCTGTTGATGTTAATGATGTTTATCTAAATGAACTAGGTGTTAGAATGTATGGTCCTGTAAAGGTATCTGCTCCAACATCTACTGCTACAACGACAGTTTTCTATGGCTAATTATACGTATCTTGTCGGGGACATTATTGACACTGCGGAAGATGATTCCACAGAGTTTTACAATTATGTCCCTAATATGGTTAATCGCGCAGAGGAAAGGCTTACTAAAGACCTAGATGACTATGGTCTTGTAACCTATACTTCTGTTGCTGTATCCGCTGGCAATAATCAAGTAACTCTTCCTTCTGGTACAAGAGTTATTAAGAATGTAAATATTGTTAGCGATGGTTCTAAAATTAACCTTCTGGCAAGAACGGACGAATTTATTAATGACTATTGGCCGGTAGTTGCATCTACATCTGAGCCTAAGTATTACGCACGTAGAAACAATACAACTATTCTAATTGCTCCAACACCAGCATCCACTTGCAATGGCGAGATTGTTTATGTTTCCAAGCCAGCAGCTTTGACTTCAGCAAACCAAACAAACTATTTTTCTGACTTTTGTTATGATCTTTTGTTTAATGCTTGCATGATTGAAGCGATGCTATTTATGAAAAACTATACACAAGTAGGGACTTATCAAAATGTCTATAATCAAATCTTGGAGTTGCAAAGGAATCAAGCTCGTCGTACAAGGCGCGACGATATGCAGGCGCCTTTTTCTCCGGCTGGTGGCGACAATACGCTCATTCCCAACGCGAATTAAGAAATTTAGGGAGAAGTTTTAAATGGCAACCGCAGCACTTCGTAGAGAAATTATTAAGTTTGCAGCCAAGCTTGGCAAAGAAGCTGCAAAGAAAAAGTATGGGAATGATGCAGTTCGTGAAGCTGGGCAGCAGATGAAGCGTGATGCCAAGGTACGGGCAGCAAAAAAGGCAGCCGAAAAGCCAAAGAAGGCTCCAAAGAAAGAAGATATTCCAAGAAAGAGAACCAAGAAAGAAATTAGAGACGATCTTGTTCAGGGTATGCGTAAGCGTCCTGATGACGAGATGACCACTGTTTATGGTTCTCGTGAAAGAGGTACAAAAGAACCGGGAGAGATGACTCGTAAACAAGCACGTGATGTCATTTCAAAGCAGGAAGGCGAAAGTGGTGACGAGTTTATGTCTCGCATGTCTCGTCAGGCCGAACAGATGGGCGTTGGTACTGGTCGTCGTTTTTCTGAGGGTGACCCCGGTTATGCACGTGAACAGATTGACGACATGATGCGTGGTCGTTATCGCTCTGCTGAAGATGCCGGAGAAGAACCTGCTGATCTTGTAGATATGCTCAAGCAGCTTAAAGAGTCTGGGCTTGGCGGTGGCCGAAAGAAAGGTGGTCTAGTAGCTAAAAAGAAAAAAGCCAGTGGTCCACGTGGCGTTGGCGCAGCACTACGAGGCTATGGCAAAGCTATGAAAGGATCAAAGTAATGCAAAAGAAATCTAAAAAGTATGCTAAAGGTGGCATCATGTCCTACCTTTCTCCAGCGTATGCCGCAGCTAAGGGTGGTCCTGAAAATGTTCTAGCTGCATTTAGTCCTGCATATGCTTTGTTTAAATCTGCTAATAAAAAAGAAAAAGCACCAGAGCCTGTCAATATGACAAAGAGCAAAGAGTTTGATATTGGAACTAGCTTCAATACGACAGGTAGTTTTAAAAAAGGTGGTAAGATTAAAGGCTGTGGTGCAGCACTACGAGGCTATGGTAAAGCCATGAAAGGATCAAAATAATGGCTGCTAAAAAAATTATAGAAGGCATTGGGAAAATTCTTAAGGGTAATCTTAAGGGTAATAAGGTAAAGGGAACTACTAAACGCCCTTCTTCAGAAGCTGAAGGTGCACGGCTTGATCCTGAAACTGGTGGATCAGTAGACGTTTCTCGTCAAATTGAACAGCGTATGCGTACAGGTGCTGAGAAAGTTACTAGGGGTAAAGCTTCTGGAGATAGAGGCATTGTAGCTGAAAGCACAAGCAAAGGTACGAAAGAACGGGCAAAAAGAATAGTAGAGCTTGAAGCACTTGTTCGTGAAGGAAAAGCTACTGCGGCACAAAAACGTAAGCTTAAAGAAATGGAAGCTAAAGATGTTGCAGATACCTCACGAGCTGCAAAAACTGCTGCTGCTACTAGAAGAGCTAATGCACTAAAAGAAGTAGGTAAAGATAAGCGTGACCCACGCGATACTCTTATGCAGACTGGTGAAATCATGGAAGGCTATAATCCAACTGATAGAGAAATGCAGCAAGCAATTTCTAATCTTACTGCTAGAAAAACTGATCCAAAGATTAGAGAAAGAATGGCTGTTCTTGAAAGCATGGTAGGAGGCAAGACAAGACTTTCTTCTACTCCAAAGGGAGTGAACGTCCGGGCAGAAGAGAGGAAGAAGGGCGGCAAGGTAGCTAAAAGAGCAGACGGCGGTAAGATTGTTCCTACTCCAAAGAGGAAGCCAATGCCTCCTGTAAAGAAAGTAAGTTCTGAAGATGCAGCAGCTATTAAAAGAGGTAATCGCATGCAGAGCTATGAAGCAGGGGCTGCTAGGGCTATGGGTGTAAAAGGGTACAAGAGTGGTGGTCCAGTAGGCTGTGGCGTTGCAATGCGGGGCTATGGTAAAGGCCCATACAAGAAGAAGTAAGATGCCTCTTAAAAAAGGGAAAAGTCAAAAAACTATTAGTGCTAATATTAGTAGCCTAGCCAAAGAAGGATATCCACCTAAGCAGCGAGTAGCTATTGCTCTTAGTGTTGCAAAGAAAGCACAACCAAAAAAGAGAAAGTCTCGTGGTTAATTATACAAAGCCATCGCTTCGTGAACGTATTAAAAAGGAAGTAATGGCTGGAGACAAAGGTGGAAAGCCGGGACAGTGGTCCGCACGTAAGGCGCAGCTTGTAGCACAGCGTTACGAAAAGGCTGGTGGTGGTTATTCTGGTGGTAAAAGTAAAAGCCAGAAGTTTTTGTCATCTTGGACAAAACAGAAGTGGCGTACAAAATCTGGTAAGCCTTCTCTAAAAACTGGAGAAAGATATCTTCCAGAAAAGGCTATTAAGTCTCTTAGTTCCTCTCAATATGCTGCAACTACCGCAGCAAAGAAAAAAGGAATGGCTAAAGGTAAGCAGTTCGTAAAGCAGCCTAAAGCAGTAGCTACTAAAGTTAAAAGATTTAGAAAGGTAAAGTAATGGCTCTTTCTGACTCAGATCGTAATAAACTTAAAAAGTATGGGCTATCTGGTTTGAATAGGCCAAAGCGTACACCAGACCATCCAACAAAGAAGGGCGTCGTTGCGGTTAAAGCTCCTTCTGGTAGTGTAAAAGTTATTCGCTTTGGTGACCAAAAGATGGGGCATAACTACTCACCAGAGGCACGTAAAGCTTTTAAGACAAGACATGCAAAGAATATTGCAAAGGGTCCACAAAGTGCAGCCTATTGGGCTGATAAGTTTTTTTGGGCTGGTCCAACCGGATCAAAGAAGATGCCGCCCAAAGGACAAAAACTTGTAAGAGGGATTAAAAGAAAGTAAAATGGCTATTAGCAGATCAAGTGTAGGGAGTGAGATTATGAAACCACCAGCAAAGAAACCAAAGCTTGGTACAGGCAAAAGATTTGAAAAGGCTGTAAAGTCTTTCTCAGCAAAGGGTGTTAAAGACCCCAAGGCACTTGCTGCATATATTGGCCGTAAGAAATATGGCACAAAGAAGATGGCGCAGCTTGCTGCTGCTGGTAAAAAGAAATCAAAGTAAAGGAAAGCTATTATGGCAAAAGTAACTGAATATACTTCTAAGTTTTATGTTGGCGAGATTAATGATCCAAAGGATGTCTTTGAGTCTACTGGTAAACCAACAGGTCAGGGATTTGGTGCTGCCCGTAAGGGTCCACAGGTAACAGGCAAAACTGTTGAT